TCTGACTCCCGTGAAGTTCTCTTAATTGTACTCATACTATTTATCCTCCTTCACGTATCTAGCATATTCCTCTAGTGGCACATTTAATCTTTTAGCAATTGCTACCTGTGATTTTGTGAGTCTCACAGTTCTGCGTCCTTGTTGACTACGACCAGCCGAAGCAACTGTTTGGACGGGTTTAGGTGCTTCTTTTTTTGGCTCATCTTTAGCATCATCAAAACTGTCTGGAAAATATTTCCTAAGTCTTGAATTAACTTCATTATAGTACTCATCACTGTCTAGTTCAATACCCTCTTGAGAAATATTGTTGTGTATAGTGATAGCAGCATTAGTCATTACTTCATCAGAACCAAACCAATCATTTTCCTCGGCCCACTTCTTGGCTTTTGGAGTAATTTGTGGCATAGAGTCTGATGTTCCGCTGTTTGAGGTATCAGCTTGTACGTTTTGTTGTTGTTTATTATTTTCTTCTTCAGCTTTCTTTTTTTCTTCTCGATTAGTCATCTCTAATCTAGCTTTTTCTTTTTCTACAGCTAATTGAGTTAACTTATCGTTAGCTTCCATTATTTTAGAAGCATCTTGTCCTTCGATTGCTGATTGAAGGGCTACTTTGACCTGTTCTCTCTGAGCATCTACTCTTGCATCTAATTCTTTTAGATACTGATCGTCAGTTGAGTTTAACTTTTTAAGATTAGTGTCAAATTTCTTTTGTATACCTTGTGCATATTCAAGAGCAGCTTTTTCTCTTCTCTCTGCTTCTTTTTTTTGAAAAACAAGTTTATCAATTCTTTTTTGATAATCTCTTCTTGATTCTCCAAGGTTTGGTTTTTCTTCTTCAGTTTTTTGTTCAACCTTTTTTTCAACAACTTCTTCTTTTACATCTTCAGTTATCTCTATTTTAGGTTCTTCTTTTTTTTCTTCTGAAGGTTTATCGTGACCAGTGTAACCTAGGTCAACTTCACCAAGATTTAAGTTAGGTTCTTTTTCTTCAACAGTCTCTTCTTTAACATCAATGCTTTCTTCTTTTACATTGTCTGTGTCCAGTTCAACTTCTTTTTCTTTAGCTAATAATGCATCTGCACTATAGTCTTTTACTTCTGCCATGTTTATCCTCCTTTATTAAAATAAATGGAGAATATCTTCTGGCTTTCCTATAGTTCCTATTATTTCGTCATCATTAAGAATACGGTGTTCACCGAATTTAGTTTGAAATCTACTTCCAGTGTATCTGCCATAAACAACAAATTCACCTTCTTTGCACCATGGACCATTTGGAAATTTTTCTTTGTCTTGATAGCAAAGGTCACCCAATTTAACAACTAATCCAACGACTGTTGTCATTTGAATTTTGTCTTGAGTTTCATCTGCTAAAATAACACCGCCTTTTGTCTTTGCTTTACCAGACCATGGTCTAACAAGCATACGGTATCCAACTGGGTTAGGTATGATTTCAAGATATTCTTTGATGCCTTTGGAATCTGTGGGAATTTGAGATTTTACCTCTGCTTCTTTTGTTTGGTCATTACCAAAATCAGTAAGTTTAGGTTTAATCAGTTGTACCATCGTTATCCTCCTTATGCAGGTTTTTAATATCCTGAAGCAGCGTTTCTAACACGCTGAGTCTGCCACGAGCATACATTAATTTATCAACCGTTTCAACCCCGTAGCAGATATGTTGTTTAGTTGAGTCTATTTGTTTAATTATTAAATTTTTTATAGCTTCTGATGTGTAGTGATCTAACATTAATTTCTTTTTAGTGATATTTTATTTTTACCTTGTTTTAATAACATAAAACCGTACTCATTTACAATTATTTTTAATACTGAATCCATATCAAATTTAGGATAATCATCATAAACAAATACTGTACCAGCATGTGATCTTTCTCCAAAAAATATTGATTCTTTGATAACATCTACTGATTTATGAGGACCATCAAAATGTACTAAATCATATTTATTTCTTAATTCTTTTTTATCTCTGTAAATTGGCACACCATCTGAAAAACGATTCATAAATTCATCATCACCCATTTGTAGTAAAGAAAAATTTTTATAATCTAAATCTTTTATTAATTGGTGTTTCATTTCATTTGTGTAATCACATACATAAGATTCAGATTTATCATAATGTTGATAATCTAAATTACCATATGGATCAATTCCTATATGCCAATGTTTTTTTGAAATTAACTCATCTAAAATTATTTTTGAACCTTGTCCTTGTCTCACACCAATCTCAGCTGTAAATAAGTCATCACCTTCTAAGGTCTGACAAGCTTCCTTAAGTATCTCGTATTCGGTGCTATCCCCTTCTATCATATTTTAAATGCTTGGAGTGCTACTAGTTTTTCTTCAGAGTCTGTAATAATTGCTAGTTGTTTATCTATCTCATCAAGGTGTTGTGGATGTTCGCCAATTCCTACTGAATTAGTCAGGTATATTTTTATAGTAGCATCTGCTTCAGATATTCTTGCATTATATCTATCTTCTAATGCATTTATTAAAACCATTTTAAGACTCATAAAGAATCTATATACTATTTATCTGGATTGTAAATATCTTTTATTTTGCCTTGAGCAAGTAATTTTTTTAGATCACCCTTTGTCATTTTAGAATAATCTGGTTTTAGTTTTTTACTTAATGCTTTTCTTTCAACCGTATTAATAAATTTATTTATTAAATTTTTAATCCATTTCCACATTATTTTTTTCCTCCACCATTTTTGAAGATTTGTGTTCCCTTAATACCATAAATGCTCGCAACTACAAGGATCCATAAATTAGTAAACCATTTGGGAAGCTCTGAAAACATCTCAAAAAACAATTTTACTTTGTCCATAGCAGTTGGATCGTCACTTACTACTGCCCAAGCCAAAATTACTACGGGCAAACTTAAAATTATCAAAACTGCCTCGTCCTTCCAGTCTGATTGTCTAGCCTCTAAAAGTTTTCCTTGGTATTGCTCCTCTCCTCGAGCCATACGATCAGCATGTAGAAGTTGTGCTTCTGACATTGCCATTTTAGTTCTTTGCTTGTTAGCGTAAATTTTTGATCCTGCATTCATTGCAAGTTTAATAGCTGATAACCACATTATTTTTTATATCCTCCTCTTTTCATTTTAACTGGAGGTACTTGTGGGTTTGGTCCTCTTTTTGGTGGTGGACCATATCTTACTCCACCAGATAGTCCTCCAGTGTTATATGCTTTAAAATTAAAAAAATTTTTTCTTGGATTAATTAAAGTTGTATCTACTGCTTTATAGGTCTGCATAGGAATTATTGATTTTTTCATCGAAGCTTGTCTTGCTTCTCCCCCTTTTCCAGTTGTATCAATATTAGTAGTTTTACTGGCTATTGTTTTTTGAGGAGTTGATATTTTTTTTGCAAGATTTAAACCTAAAGTTGCTATCCCTAAAGGTAGATCAAAAACTTTTCCAACAACTGTACTAACTCCTTTTACTATTGGATTACTTCCTTTATTAGTAGTTCCACCATCTCCAACTTTAGTACTAGCTCCTTTGTACTGGCCTACTGCACCGTATTGCTCTCTAGTGTTGTCAGATCCAGTTGGACCACTAGGACCACCAAAATCAGAGCTTGCTGCATCTTTACCACCTTTAGCTTTTAAAACTTTTTTTAATTTTAGTTTTGATACTTCTCCACCTGAAAGATATTTTCTCTCCCAAGCTTTTGCAATTGTAGGTTTATTTATATGTAAATATCTTCTTTGCTTTTCAGATTTAAAAGGCATTACTTTTTAATTCTCTTTCTAGCGATATCAAGTTTTTCTTCTGCAATTCTAATTCTCTCTGCTGCTTGATCTTCATTATTTTCTAATTTCATTTTCTCAATATCTAATCTTTCATCAATCTCATTTTCTCTAATCTCATTAGAGTTCATGTCTTGTTCAGCTTTTCTTTGAAGATCAACTGCTTTTAAATCTAGTTCTCTTTCCTTTAATGCAACTAACGGATCTTTCTGTTGACCCATAGCTTCACCTTGAGCAAGTTGAGTAGTTATCTCTGCAACTCTTTTTGCAATCATAGAAGCAATTCTTATCTGTGCTCCCTCTGGATCTTGTTGTAACATTTGTTGCATCATTGGATCATCTTGAATCATAGCTCCAACTTCTCCTTGAGCTTTTAACGAGACGTGTTCTGATATATGAGCTTGTAAAGCTGAATAAACTTGTGGATTAATTTGAACCATTCTTGTAGCCATAAATGCTACGTGAGCTGTAATGTGTGCATCATGGTCTTGTGTTGGAAATGCTCTTAATGGTTTCTGCATTAAGGATTCCATATTTTCTGTTGCAGGATCTTTTGGTGTTGGTTTCTCTTGTGGTATTAATAATTGATCTATGTCTTGAGTCCCCAATGCTTCATAAACTCTTCTGTATGCTTCTCTTAAATTATGCATCATAGGATTTGACATCGCTATCTTTAAATTTTCATTAGCTAAAGTTACTCTTTGAGTCATACTCATGATATTAGGATCGGCAACTGGAATAACATCCACTCTATCATCAAAGTCAGTTTGCTTAACTGCTTGATCTGCACCGTATACTGAATAAGGGTAAATGGGTGGTAAATAAGTACCAAATACTTTTGATAAAAGTCTAAATTCTCTTCTCATTGAGTAATAACATCTTTTGTGTATAGCACTCATGACTCTCGAACCACGTTCCAGTAATGATACAGTTGTACCAACAGCTCTATTTTGTAAATCATTACCAGTATCCATATTAGTTATAGCTGCAAACTTCTGTCCTGCTTGTACAACAAAGCCCATTAGTTGGTATAATGTAGCCGATGGTTCTTTAAATGGTAAAATTTGAAACTGATCTTTGATATTACCTCCCGGTGCATCAACATCTCTAAACTCTCCCGGTTGAAATGGTTGGTCATCATCTCTAATTCTTATGCCTCTAGACTTAAATCCAGCTGGTAAGTTAGATAATGTTCCAGCATCAAGTAATTGTCTTAGTGATTGAGTAGCAGTTCTACTTAAACCGCCTATCATATGAGTTAAACCAAACCCATAAAAACCTAATCCTGGTAAAAATTTAAAATGTACAAAGTATTCTTTTCTTTTTTTAGTCTCATCATTCATATCATAGTTACGATAGATAGATAAAATTTGTCCTGAGCCTTCATCAATTGTTATGATATAAGGAACCTTAACTTGTTTTTCTGAGTTCTGCATTTCAAACTCTTCTAAATTACAATCTACATGCATTTCTAGAATTGAAAAAGAATACTGTCTTTCGCCACCAGGTGTAATTCCTTCTAGCTCTTGATATTTTTTTTCAATTTCAGTTGGACCCTTAGAAGAAGGTTTAAGTTCTACATCTCTATAAAATCCTGATTCTTGTTTTTTTAATATTTCATTCTCACCCATTTTGATAACATGAGTAATTCTTTCGCAATCCATTAAGTCAGTTGAATAATAAGGGACTACTAAATCTTCTGCTGGTATAAATTTTGATACAGCTCTTTGCATCACTTCATCATAATAAACTTTTTTAAATGCAGAACCTGCTAGTGCTAAATAAAATAATAATTGATCAAATTCTGGAGTGTACTCTTCCATCTCTTCAGTAATCAT